AATATGTACTTCCATTAAATATTCCACTTATAGTAGTTACATTAGAAATATCCCAACCTGTAAGATCTATAGTTCCTAAGCCTGCTGCATTATATCCAAAATAGTATAAATCCTCAATAGCAGAAGTATTATTCCAAGTAGATAAATCTACATCTGAACCTCCTGTATTTCCACCAGCAGTATATACACCATATTCAGAAAATACTCTTGAAAGGTTTAGACTTCCAGCAGCTGGATTCAATGTCCAATTACTTATATCTGAACCATTAATCATATATCCTCTATAAAATAAATAAGAAAGATCTGTACAAGAACTAAAATCTAAATTAGGAGCAATAAGTGTAAGTCCAAAACTTTGACCTGCTCTTGCAAAACTATATGAAAAGTCAGTTATATTTGACATATCCCAACCTGTTATATTCAAACCTGAAAGATAAGGAATTAAATAGAACATATGTTCACAATTTCCTACAAATTTATCAGTATTTGTCCAGTTACTTAAATCTAAAGTACCAGTTAGTGCTGCACAATTACTAAACATATAGTAAGGTCCATAACTAGCATTTAATAAAGATATATCAGGAGCATCAGTAGCAGTATAAACTAGGTTAGTACAACCTCTAAACATTTCTTTTAATTGAAGTATCTGAGTATCAGTACCCCATTGTTTAAACTTAGTAAGCATTGGTTGATAACTTGCACCTGCTAATTGCATATTAAAACCTACAATTGTTCCACTAACTTTTACCTCATAAGTACCTCCTACAGCATATGTGTGTGTTTTATCAGTTGCTGTAATTCCTATTTCTAAGGGAGTTCCATCTCCCCAATCTACATCATAATTATTACCTGCTAAATTACATCTTAGTCTTGCTCCTTGACCTGCACCAACAGTCCATTCCATTATCATACCCGTAAAACTACTAGTAGAAGGAGGAATTATCTTAGTCCCAGCAGATACACCTAAGTGTTTTGTTGTGTTGATTGAAACACCCATGATAATTTAGTATACATAGATTATCACTAAATCTCCTGCATTTGTTGCGGGATCAGGATCATATTCAAATGACATTGATGGAAATGAATTACCATTTCCTCCTGCATCAAAATTTAATGTTTCTCCTGCTTTTAGAACTATATTTCCTGAAGTTCCTGCAACTATTTGAGCATCTAGAGCACTTGCATTATAAAAAGATATAGACTTTACAGCAACCATAATAATATCATTTGTAGCTGGAACAGCAACAGCAGTTTGCCTAAGTATATGAGGAGTATTGGCAAGATTTACTAATTCATCTGTGTTAGTTTCAATAGCAGCAGTATCTGCTAGAATAGCTGTATTTAGCACCTCAATAGCATTAGCCGTTGTTTCTATCTCAGTATTTTTTACAAGAATAGCAGCTGTTGCAGTATCTATAGCTGCTGTATCTGCAAGTATTCCTGTGGTATTGGTTTCAATTACAGCAGTATCTGCCAGTATACCTGTAGTATTAGTCTCTATTACGGCAGTATCAGCTTCAATTGAAGTATTCATTGCTAAGATAGCTGCTAATGTAGCTTCTGTAGCATCGCCTGATTCTAAATAAGTTTTAGTACATAATGTATAATCAGCTGGATCAGCAGTTGTACTTCCTGGTTGATAATACTTTATGTTATCAAAGTTTCCTGTTACAGGATCCCAAACTCTTACTTCTAATCTAATTACTGTTCCTGCTGGAGGAACTGGACCAGCACAAGTTATAGAAACTAATTCTGCCTCATACTCTTTTCCATTAGTAGCAACAGATGCTGCTATCTTATCTAGACCAAGAAGCATCTTATATTGCCAAGGCCAATTAGTACCTTTTCCACCTGATGTTTTTAAATTTCCTATTGACATTTTTTATTTTTTTAATTAATCATAAACTATATGTACTTGTCCTGTAGCTGTTCTATAGAAATCACCAGCTTTAAGACCTGCTAGTTTTGCAGCAGCATTATTAGTATGGACATTATTATTTAACTGACGTAATAGAAAGTTTAAATGACCAAACTTAACCAATCCCATATCCTCACCATTTTGCAGGTAAGGATCTGGAGATAAATTTTTAAATTGTTCAGGCATTTTATGGACTAACTGTTACAACTCCACCATTATTCCAAAGTTGTCCTGAATTTCCTGGATCAGCTAATGGAAGACCAGCCATTTTAATTACTGTTGACTTACATTCAAATGCTGTTGCTGGATCAAATGTAACTGTACCTGCTCCAGAAGTAATAAGATTTACTAGTTTTACTGTACCTGTAAAAATTGGATCAGCTGCAGGAGCCTTTAATGCAAGTTCTGCTTCAATTTGCTCCATAAGATTGTAATTCCAATCTCCTGCTCCTAATAATGTTTGTGAAAAGTCTGTAGGTCTTACCGTACTAACTTTTCTGCCTTTAAATATTTGTTTAAGTGCCATAATGTTTAATGTTTTTATGTATATATACTACTATAATATACTAAAAATTATTGAATAAAAAAACCCCTAATTAAAAAACTAAGGGTTTCTTTGAGTTTTTGGTTTAGTTTAATATAAATATAAAAAAGTTAAAACAAAAATTAATAATGCTATTCCATACATTGAGTATCCAATAGATCTCCCATCTTCATCTTTATGAGATTCTCCAGTTACATGATCTTCTACATCTTTAGCAAAGGCTCTTCCAATAAATAGAAGCATAAGTCCCATTATTATGGCTAAGATTGTAAGAAATATTTTCCAGATCATATTTCAAATAGTTTATAAAAAACGGTAAAGCCTATACCATAGATTAATCTACATAAAATAACATGTAATACTACTGACCATAGATCACAATAAGTATATGCTAAAAAGAAAATTCCAATAAAAAGAAATAGATTCCTACATAGTTTAGCTAAATGCCATCCATCAGTCAATCCAACAAAGAACGTTGTACTTCCTTGGAATCTAGGACCAGCTTCAGGTTTTCCATCTTTATACTTATTCTTCCATGATATAGAAGGATCCCAGAAATATGGGTCAAATTTACTAAAGATACTTTTTCCATAATGAAACTGTACAGTATCCATAATAGCTTCAGCTAGACCTGCTAATGCAAAAAAGAGTATATGCATTATTTTTTAGTTTTTTGCCAATGAATAAGACCACCTATTAAAGCTCCTAAAGATGCAATACCTACTGCTATCTTTAAATACCAACTATCAAGATATCCTGTACAAGTTAAAAAATAAATATAAGCTCCCGATACAAATAGAGCAAAAATAATCTGTAGGATATCCAATCCTTTTAAAAGATTCTTTAAATTCATAATGTATCAATTTTTCTTTGTAAGTAAACTAAGGCTTTTTTAAGATCTGACTTCTCTTTTATATGATTCCTTTTTCTAGATCTAGAAATATACTTTATAACATTACCCAAACAAAAATCATCAGATACATTAAGTTTATCTAATATAGGAAATAAATCTGCTTGAGGAATTTCTTTATGTTGTTGTTTAGGAACATAATCTTCTGGAAGTGTTACTATTCTATCTTCAGGAAGATCTCTCTTTTGATTATAAACTCCATCACACATATTACTATAAGGAGATCCCACACCTTTCATTGATCTATACCAATCTGAACTCTTCATTGATCCCATACCATAGCAATTTCAAAGTCCTTAATCATCATCTTAATGTTTCCATTAAAATCTATTATCTCAGCACTATGTAAAGCATTAGTATTTGCATACACTTTATCCCCCACCTTAATACCTTCTACTTTATCTCCTACAGCATGTACATTTAAATTAGTCCATTTCTTCATCATAGATTTCTCTATCTCTTTTTCATCACTCTCATTGAGAACAATATCAGTCTTTTTTTCTGGCTGGACAGGCTTATCTAGAAGAACTCTATTGCCCCTTAATTTAAATTTCATATTTGTGTTGGTTTTAATTTACACAAATATATAAAAAAATTTTAAGAACCACATCCGAAACAATCTATCTCAGAATCTTCAGGCTTAGTACCTGTGAGTTTCATTTGAAGAACATGAATCTGATCTTTGATATCCATATCCTGGAACATATCACCAGTAAGCTCTTTCTCTAGTAAAGCTATCTTATCTTTAATTTCTTGATTATTCATAACATTAATATAATAATAAGCCAGGACATTGCCAAGATCATGGTGACAGAAATACTCCACATTAGAGATAATGGTGGGTATTATATTAAAAACCCCCACCCCTTCAGAGCTTTGGTGGTACCCCCCCTTGTTTTCTGAGAGCAAGGAGATATTCCCAGGATAGAAAATAGAAAAAAATATCTCACAGGAGAATGTTTATTACCTGTTTACTATCTACCTCTACATCACTACCTCCAACACACAAGTCCAACACTCACACAAGTCCAACACAAGCCTGCACACAAACCAAGTCTCAGGTTCACTCTCTTCTTTATTACATATAGAACAACTCTTACTATATCTTAAATATGTACTATGAAAAATTTTAAAGTTAAAATGTTTTCTGTCCTTGCTAGTGATACAAAGGCTATCACAGTAGTACAGACTAAACTTAATCAGTGGATTACTACTGGTATATTAAAGAAATATGAAATGCACACTACTGCAACTCATCTTATCTTTAATATATGTTTAAATAAAAAGGCTGAATAAGCCTTTTTTTTTAGCATTGGGCAAGCAGATTTATTCTAAATCACTATGCCCAATATCATTCTTTCTTGATGGTGTTCACTGCGTTCACCATCTTTAAACTCTTTCATTCATTTTTATACCCATGCACAAACAACTCTTACTGCAGTTGAAATATATAAAAGCTATGCCATCACTAACACTCTGAAGTGTGCTGTCTGGTATGCAAGGGATAAGCCATTAAGTTGGAACCATAAGTCAGACCATAGCTTTTATTAATCTTTAAAATTTAAATAAATAAATTATTAATTATGAAACTATCAAGATTTCAAATTGACACCTTAATTGTTAATTGTAGAGAAACTAAGGTTCAATTAAAAAAGGAAAAGAGTACAAGGAAAACTCATAGTGCAAAATCATTGTTTAATCATCTAATAGAAAATCAAGACAAATGTATTGAAACTCTAATAAAGATGAGAAAAGAAGATGTAGTACTGAGTATTATAAACAAATTCTAATGCCTATAAGAAGGATAGATTAAGGGGGAGTAATTCCCCTTTTTTTTACTACAATAGAAACTAAAGTTTCTCGGCTTTATTTACAACTATTCATTCAATTCATTAAAAAATCATTCTTTCAATAGGTGTTCACTTCGTTCACATCTTTTAAATTCTTTCATTCTTTTTAAATAGTTAGTTAAAACAACTCTTACTATGGGTCAAATATATATTATGAAAAATACATTAATTAATTATGGCAAGCACGTTGACTTGCATAACAATGGTAAACTTGTGTATACTGATGTACATAAAGTTGGAGTATCTAAACTTGCTATAGGTTCAGATAACTTATGGAGATTTAAGAATTGTACACCTATTAAGAATATTGATAGGAAAAAGTCTTATTATCCTCATCCTGATGCTTTACCATTTTAGTCATGAATCTTATAGCTACTACTATTCTAGTGATGATTCTATTGTACTTTCAGTATAAACTTAATCATAAAGGGGAGTAATCCCCTTTTTTTAAAACTTAAATAAATAAATTATTCATTAATTAAAATAAAATATATCATGGAACAACAAATTTTACAAAATCACGAGAATTATAGTAAACTATTAATAGGAGTAAGTCAAAAAGTTAAAGAGAGTGGCATACAAATTCTATGTCAAGGTGGAGAGGGTTATGCTAAAAAGATAGTAAAAATGTTTGAAGAGGCTTATGGAGATAAATATACCAAGCAAAGTTATAGTGACTTGTATGATGATATTCATACTATGGTTAGGAATACTTATGGTTGTGAAATAGATGGAGTGTAACAAATAAGGGGTTTAATTACCCCTTATTTTAAAGAAAACAACTCTTACTATCAGTTAAATTATTATTAAGTAGTGTGTCCAAGGAGGTTGGGTAAAATTGCCCTTGCTATGTGTTAATTGACAGTTTGAGATAAATCAAATGTTGAACATATTAACAATCAGCATACTAGGTTCCATAAAGATGCATCCCTCAACAAGGTTCATAACCTTGCACGCTACTTTTTTTAAACTTATTAAAACTTATATTATGCAACATCATATACCACAAAATTCTATAATAGTTATGCCAAATGTAATACCAAGAGATGTATTGATAAAGAGATTAAACTCTAATAATATATCTTGGCTATTTATTTATCCTGACTATGAACATTTTAAATATGGGTATAATTACATATGTATTACAGAGAAATCTATTATTAAACATCACAGGAATCTTGAAAAGCAAAGAATAAAAGATATAGTGACACCTGACTTTAATAGTAACATGTGTGAAACAAACTATTATTTTACAAAAGAATTTTAAAAGGGGATTAATTTCCCCTTTTTTGCACAAACAACTCTTACTATAACTTAAATTATTTAAAACTTATATTATGACAAAATCACCACAACTTACTACAGCATATGATATGTTTGTACATTACAATGGAAATTGTATGCACTATGCAATTATATTTCCACCTTCTTTTAACCAATGTTGCAGATTAAAACTTGCAAAAGCATTTGGTTGGGAGAATCCTGAAGATGTAAGCTCTTGGGAATTTATATTACCTAACATCTTGGATAGAGAGGTTAAGGTACATCTTATGGAACATAAAGCAGGTGCAATGTTTTCACCAAAAGAAATGTTCTATACTTCTCAAAGTAGTAGAACTCCACTAAATGAACATAAATTTGGTAGCCAAGAGCTTAGAGAATATGCTTATGAAAATAATTCTCGTGAACGAGTAAGACTTGTTATGCATCATCTTTTTAGATATGCTACATACCTTGGAGGATGTGAAATAGAATCAAGATATGATTCAGAAAGGTGGCAAAAGCAAATTGCAGAATTAACAGGGGTGTAATGCCCCTTTTTTTAAACTTATTAAAACTTAAAATTATTATGAAAGAACCTATAAACTTGGATGGTGTAGATTATTATTCTGATGGTAGAAAGTTAACTACAACAGATAAAGTTACATTTTATACCTTAAGCACGACAAAATTTTGGTGGTTGCCTAATACTTATGATGATATTTGTGAGTATGGAGGTGCTATGTGTGGATTTGATACTAAAGAAAAAGCTATTAAATATTACCAAAAGAAGGGATATACATTTACTGACTTGTAAATTATAAGGGGTTTAATAACCCCTTTTTATTAATTTTATTAAAACTTATGTTATGAAAAAACTTAAACAATGTAGAGTATGTGGTTATAGGTCTAACACAAAAAGTTGTCCTCAATGTAATTGTAATGTGATGATAGACCCTGATGATTATGATTGGAAGAAAACATCTAATGCAATAGATTGGAATAGAATTAAACCTAAAGGAGATTAATTTCTCCTTTTTTATTTTTGTCTCCACTCCGTGGACAAAGTAGACTCAAGAATTGATAATCAATACATTACAAAAATAACTCTTTTTAAAAATAGTCCTTTTCAAGGACTCGGCTTTTTGTACAACTAGTTACAGATTAATAGGCTTGTGCCAAGCCTCGGCTTAATGGGCTTTCAGCCCAACAACTCCCCCTGCGGGGGAATAATTATTTGTTAAATTTTATAAAATTAATTGTATGAATTATACTAATGAAGTAAAGGAAAAATTAGCCACCTTAGAATCAAGAGGCTATGAAAAGCACATTAATCCTAACACTAAACAAATTCAGATGAGAAAGAATTGTCAGCTTAAAGTTGATAAGTTCTTATCAACTGATGAGGAGGGTGCTATTAAATGGAGTGTTAGAAAAGATAGTGATGTTGAGTCTACACTTGTACATTGTTCTTTGAGTAATCATCCTGATTTTGATGTAAAAGCTACCCTATATAGAACATCTTGGGAGCAAAATGCTTGTGTTATTGGGAGTGTTTATAGTGCTACAGCAACATGTACTGTTACTGAAAAGGGTACTAATGCTCTTAATCCTACATGTGATAATACATTCTTCACATTGTTTACAAGTATTGGAGTTGTTGTATCCTCTGATGAGTTGTCAAAAGTGGGTCTATAGTATTTACATTGTATTAATAAAAAGCAGAGCATTTCTTAATTGAGATGCTTTGCTTCTTTATAAAAAAAAAAGGATAAAATGCTTCGCATTTAGAGTTTAAGTAATTTGTTATCACAAATTATAGCCACTTGCAAAGAGTAGTTACTTGCAAAGAGTAGCCACTTGCAAAGGGTTTACCGTGTTACTTGTACCTTGTTACTTGTTACGGTAACACCTTCTAGCACTTTGTGATTGTATAACTACGGTAACACCTTGTTACTACAAGAATTTATAAAAATTTTAGAATAATTAAAAAAAATTGAGGAAATACGTGTGTGTTTTAATCTTTTAGAGATAATAACACTTACCTGTATTTCTTTAGTTATATATTAATATCATTATTTTACTATAGTATATAGTATATATATATTTTATATAGCTAACTTTAGAACATGCATTACATAGATAACATAGAATTAAGTGATATATTACTTAGTATATTCTTATATATCTTTTATGTATGTGTTACATATAGAGGAGAAGAGTAATAGCTTCCCGAATCTTTAGTGTGTCAATAGATTGCACACTATTATATTATTATTATATTATGCTTTAACTAAATATATAGTTGATACTGTAAGACCACATAACTGGCATGTTTAATATCCATAGGTTGTGAATAGGTTGGTAGCCTATAATGGTCCCAAGTTAAAGTATTATTATTCTCTTATCCAATTGCAGGTAAATGTGGTCGCCAACTGGGATTTTATAATCTATCACTATTGACAACGTGTTAACAGTAGAAATTAGCTCAAATGTGTGGCGTTGAGTATCAAGGGTTGCAACCTTGTAAGAGAACCAACACTGATTGACAAGGTTACTAGTACCTTTATATGCAATCAGGAATATACGGACATGGTCAGGAAGGCACCTTTTAAAACAGAATCCATTATAAAAAGCAATCCGTATTTATTATTTATTAAAAGAAATTAGAAAGGCTGTAAGTGTTCTCATTAAGTCACACATAGTAGTATTTATACTGCAACAGCGTATACCTAAGCATGTAGACAAAAGGCTTTTTTATTATACACTTATTAATCACTTAAAAAAATATTACACATTATGAGCAGAGAAATAATTACTTTGTCCAATGGTAAGAAAGTAGCAAACTTTTCTTCACCACACTCATTTACCTTTACTGATGGTAGTGAGATTCCTGCAGTAGATGCAGAAGAATCTATAAGATTAAAAGTTAACTTCATTGAAACTGAACATCCAGATGAATCAGGAGATATAAGTCTTGAGTTTACATTGTCTACAGATGTAATGTTTGAGATGAGATATTGGGTAGCTTTATATAACGTAGGTTATGTAGATGTTGTATTCTGTCCGCTTCCTATGATTACTGCAATTAAAAAAGTTGAAGATTCCTATAGTCAGGAATGGAGTGAATGGTATGATTATTATGGTAACCAAGCCTCTGATGGTAGAGAACAAGAACCATTGGCTCCTGAATTACTTGGTATTCTTGTAAGTCAAAAAGATGAGAAAGTAGCTTGTCTTAAGAATTCTCCATTTAGAGCAGTCAGAATGGAAGATAGAATTAAGAAACTTTTATCAATTGATAAGCAGTGCATTTAGTTTGTACTGTTTATCACTTAAAAATATATATATCATGAATGAATTTGAAACAAAAAAATGGATACTTAGCATGTCCAAAGATTCTAAGTTTAAACTTATGGAGTCAATGCTAAAACAAGATGCATTTGGTGAATACATGGCATTTATTAAAATTCTCCTTGATGCACCATGTGGAGAAGGAGGAGGTATTCCAACTGAAGAAATTAATGCTATTTGGGATAAATACATGAAAGTAGATCAAGTAGATTTTGAAGATGATGGAAAACCTGTAGCTACTTACAAAAAAGAAATACCTAAAAAATAATTTTAAATACATATATCATGACTACATTTATAATAATAATTATCGTATTAGCCTGTATTATATCTTTTCAATTATATGCATATTTTCAACTTAAAGCAGAATTAGAAGACAGAGAATATAAAATCACCTCATTACTTGATGAAATTAATTCTGTTGAATATATTGAAAAGAAAAGAGATAAAGAACAAATGGATGCCTATTTTAAATATATTACACAAATGGAGAATGAGGAATTTAAAAAAGAAACTTATGAAAAAGATTATAGTTACTCAAAGAGAAATCCAAGAAGCTTGTAAGAAACAAGTGCATAGAGATAAATCTAAATACCACAGACCTAGTAATGAAAAGTATCATTTTTCTACTGGTGTATGTCCATATTGTAAAACTGAAAGTACATTTAGTGATTCTCCTGATCATTCATTTGATGGGTGGATACGTTGTGGAAATTGTGGTGGAAGTTAAACATAAGGCAATGCTGATATCTAATGCAAGATATACAGGCAGTTAGGAGCCAACTCCTTACAGGTGCGAATCCTGTCATTGCCTCAAAAAAAATCCAATAACTAATTGATCAATAGTTATGGTCACAGGGACAAGATGCAGCATAGTCTCTTGTTGGTTGAAAGAAGATACAGTGAATTCATTCTTTACCAACTACCTGTGGAAAGCTAAGGTGAGAATCCTTGGAACGTTTAACATATACCGTGGCTTATGTCTATCCTTAAGATAGCATTAGTGTCCAAAAGAATATGTATTTATATTTCACTTATTTATCACTTAATAACTTATTTAAAAAATGAAACATCTCGGTAAAAATGGTTTATCAATGAGCCAAGCACAATCAATTAGTAATCTTTGTAATCAAAGAGCAATTGAAATTGACAACACTATTAGAAACTTTAATGTAGTTTCTAAAACTGTAAAGATTGATAGAGAAATTTATGAATTACAGGAAGCTAATCCAATTAGTGATGCAATTGAACTGTTAGAAGAAAAGGGAAAGCTTCACGGTACTCAAGCATTCTTAATGGAAGCTATTAAATCTAAAGAAAATTTATTAGATTCTATTAGAAATGAAAATCTTAATTTATCAGCATTTACTATGCCTGAAAGAACAGAGATTGATATGCCTAATTATGCACATGAACTCACTGAAGAATTTGGTTGGAGTAAATTATCTGCTAAAGAATATGCAGAGTATTTAGATGTTGAAAGTGCAGCTGCTCATTACGGTCAATTTATCCATAAATTAGGTAAGTTAACTGCATTAAGAAATATTTTGGCTAAGAATACTCCTCTTGAATGGGAAGTAGTTGAAGAGGGTAAGAAAACTCCTGTGAAGGTAGTGAAACATCATACTCCTTCTGAATTAGCTAAATTGCACGAGAATATTGCTAAATTGCATGGATTAAAAGAGCAGAGAGTTAATTACTTTAAAGCAAAGGTTAAAAATTTAACCAGTGCAGAGAATGTCCTTATTCATAAGAACAATTCTGTATTAAAGCAAGCTTTTGATACACTTTGTATTGAAGATAATGCAGAATATGAAAGTGCTTTGAAAGCATATCATAATGAAGTCTCAATTGCTAGATCTGAATTTGAAGCTGATCGTGAGCAAAGACTTAATGATGCAAGTAAACTGCGTATAGTGGTTGACTCAAGATTTCAAGGTACTGTTGATGTTTTAATAGCATAGGAATCTTAACATTATAGGTGAGCAGAGGATAGGCATAAGCTGATTCCTTTGCTCTTTATATTGAATAGTAGAGTTTACTTTATATATTCTTCGGGATATATAGAGTTGTCTGGTCAGACGTAAAATGGCTTAAACTAAAAAGATAAAATAATAACTAAATTTTATACCGCTCAACTTCACTAAACAAACACTGAGATAGAACTCATAGATTAGACAAGTTACTGTAGCTTTGCTACTCCTGGCTAATCACATCTAGACTGTGTTATTGTTTTTGCCTTTGTGGAAGTTGAGGTCTTTGACTTGGTTTTTGATTTTCTTTTTATCTACGCACTCTACTATTCAGTAACTGTACTTTAAAAAAATATGAATTAAATAAATAAATTAAAAATGAATTATTATAAAAAAATAGTAAATGGACAACGTAATGGTATTTATAAAGGTCATACTTTAAAAGTATTTAAAGATGATCAATCATTAGGATTTCATAATTCATATTATGATATACATATATGTGAATTTTATAATGTTAAACGTGATCTATATAATATAAGTATTGATAAACAAATTTCTTCACCTAAATGGCTAAGTAATATATTAAATCAACATCCTTTAGATCAAACTAGAATACGTTTAGCAACAGATATCTTTATAGATGATACTGAATATACATTAACATATACAGCAAATGAATATACTAGAAGTTTTCATTTATTTAGTTATGAAAAAAAAGGTTTATTGTATAAAGATTCTACTGAACATATACAATTAATTAAAGAAATAAATAGCATATGGTCTTTTATACACAAAAAACTTAAAAAATTAAATAATACAGCTTTTGATACTTTTTGTACCTTTAGCGATATAGATCAATCATATATATTACCTCCAGAACTTTTTAATTTTAAAGTAAAAAAAGATAAAAAAAATAAAAAAGATAAAAAAGAAAATATAGTAATAAATGATGATTTACCTTTTTAATTAAATATAAATGTTTAAAATTTAAAACTTATGTGGGATACAGAAACTACATGTTATTATTACTTAAGAGGTGGAAAAGAATTTTTCACTTCAAACAGAGACCTTGCTTTAAATAGAGCAGAAGAAGGTACTGAAATTAAAATTATAAAATTAAATAAAATTATCTAAAAAAATTAAATTATGATTGAAACTATGATTGAAGAAGTTCAAAATCTACATATTAGAATTCACGGTGAATCTATAGAATTAGAAGAAATTAAAGAAAAATATAAATGTAAATTAACTACATCATCTTTATTAAATATTAAACAAGAATTAATTTTATTACATCATTCTCTATTATTTGAACATGTGGGTCTAGCAGACTTAAATGATTTGTAAACTTTATAAATTTAAAAAAAATGAAAGAAAAGAAAAAAATAATAATACCATGTGTTGCCTGGTTTGTAATTGTTACGTTTATATCAATTCTACTATGTAGTTGTGCATCAAGTGCACATTGTAATGCATATGGACAAAACACTATTGAAAATGGGATATCATCAGAAAATGAAACAAGAAGCTAAAAATATAAAAACTTATGAAAATTTATATAAAAGATTAACTTGTCCAAAATCTAAAGAATGGATTTATAGTAAATTAGAATCTTCTAAACATAATTACCATATGGAAAAGTTTTCATACAATGCTTCAATTGGCATTATAGTATTTATTATTACGGGAATAATTGGGTTAATGTTAATATATTTAAATAGTCAAGGAGTCTTTAAATAGACTTCTTTTACCATTTTAATAACTTTTAAGTGGATATAGAGTAAAAGGTTAGAGATATTATATTTCTGACCTTATGCTCTTAATAAAAAAATAAAATGAGAATAACAAAAGTTGACATAAATGTTACAGAAGAAGATATTAAAATTTCATTAGGTAGACTATGTGATACAACACAATCAGAAAAAGTTAAAAAAGATATAGAAAATTTATTAGGTGAGTTAATTATTAATTCTACTCAAGGAGCAACTATGTTTTTTCAGATTATGTTTGGTAAAGGTTTACCAGAAATATTTAATAAAAATGATGTAATTAGATGTAAATGGGAAAGACTTAATATTGGTCTTAATGATGCAGATAATATTTATAAGAGTCTTCAAGAAAATAATTTAATAAATTTAAATGAAGAAGTTCATTGTTGGATTGAAGAATTTAATGGTTATACTTCTTATTTTGCATATAGAGTTAAATTTAAATATGGAGAAAATAAATTTGAAACTGTTAGTATGGGATTTGAAGATATTATAACATAAAAATATTATATTTTAGTCGAATATATAACAATAGCTGTAAAATAAGGAAAGAATGATAATTTATTTTTTCCTTATTAGCTATATAATGATAAATTTTTATTATTTAACTATTAACTTTTGAAAATTTATTACGTACTTAGTATATGAATTATCAGTTAGCTAATGGAAAAGTAATATATCTATCAATAGAAGAATATTTATCATTAACTGATGAAGATATTCAATATCTTATAGCATCAGATTATGGTGATGTAATTACAAATCCATTTAGTGGTTCAGCTGTTGATACTAAAAAGAAACCTGAAGATCAAAAAGAACTAAGAGATTTTATTAGTTTTAATGATGATGGTGAAGAATTTCCACATATAAATCTATCTGATTTATCTTAATATAATAGACTTAATAAAGTCCACTTATCTGCATTTGAGCAATGTGCAGATATAGTATCTATTTGCTCACAATTCAATTTATTTATTTAAAATTAATTTAAAAATTAGATTATGAAAAAAAATCCAGTTAAAGTTGTAGCTAATGCTACTACAGGTGCGGTTGTTAATGTTTCAGAAAACAACCCAGAATATGGTTATGTAAGATTAGAACAAAAAAGACCATTTATTGATGACAATGGATTCTTAAAGCCAAGAACTATTTCTACTTTACTTCAAGGTTCAGTTGAAGATTTGCAAGGAATGGAATTCTTTGCAGGTCAAGAATTAGATGGTAAAATTCAAGTTAAAGAATCTTTAGAAGTCTTTAGTACAAAATATCCTGAAAATGATCTTAAAAAAGCAGGAGATACAGGAATTGTTTGTACACAAGGTGGAGAACCTATTTATCGTAAAACTATTTATGATATGACAGATTCTAAAAGTGATAAACTTGTACAACATGATAATATAGAAGAATTACGTGCAGCATATAATGCACAAAGGTCTAATGAAGCAATTAAGCCTAATGCAGACTTTTCTATAAGTGGATAAACCACTGTTTTAAGTGTAAAGTAAGATTAAAGGAGGAGTATTATTATTCCTCCTTTTCTTATATTTTATTTATGAATTAAAAAATGTAAAAATGAAAAATTCGACTAAAAAAAAAGAATTTGAATATTGTGGTAAACTAGAAGAATATCAAGTATATAAAAAAAATACTTATACAAAATATGAAGTAGACCAATATTCTCAATATCAAAATTATCTTTATAAAAGAGCTTTATATGGTCTTAAATCTCTTGATAAAGAAGAATTCACAAGAATGTGTAAAAAGAAAAAATACAGAATTAATAATGTTCATAGAAGAGCACAACGTGTTCTTAATACAGTTAAACAACAAAAAGTAATTGAAATTACTAACAGTTTATTTAAACATTATTTTCCTAATACTGTACTTACAAATTTTATGCTTAATAATACTGAAACTGATGAAAAATTTAAAAATACTTTAAATTTCAAAGATTTAAATATGAATAAAAATGAAATTATTTGTATATTTATCGAGAAAGGGATTTTGCCAAAAAACTTTTTAAGTTTAGATAAAAATCCAAATCAATTACCAAGATTAAAAAGTCATGCATAAAGAAATAAAAATGTCAGCTATAGATCAAGAATTTTATAATTTAACTAAAGACTTTAATTTAGAAGATTGGAGAACAGTTAGAACAGAAGAATATTGGTGGGTAACAAATGTTTCTGGTATTAAAAGATCAAGAAGTACTTATGAAAAACTTGACTTTATTAAAGATTATATTAATAAAGATATACCAAAATGCAAATAAAACTTAAAGAATGTGATGGTTGTCTATTGATGACCCACATTTGGAAGAACCATGAGGGTAGTAGATATTGTAAATATTGTTGGAGTTGCCATTCTGATAATACTAAAGCACAGAAACCAACTGTGAAATCTATCCCTCATGTGTCTTCTAAAAGAAAAAAGAAAGATGCTGAGTATTCAAAACTCAGAAAAAGATATCTAGAAGAATATCCTATATGTAAAGTACATGTTAAAAATTGTACTAAAACTGCAACTGACATACATCATAAGCATTCAGGTTCTGAAAGAGAATTATATTATCTAGTGCAAAGTACCTGGTTACCAGTATGTAGAAGTTGTCATAATTTTCTACATAAGTATCCTAAAATTGCAAGAGATTTAAATTTTTTAAAATAAAGTTATGTTGGAACAAGAGAAAATAAACATTAGTGAAGAAGAAATTAAAAAACAAGCTAAAAGACTTATTAATTTACACTTATCACCAAAAGCTGCTATTATTACAGCAAAGATATTAGCTCAAGAAACTAGTAGACCTATATGGTATAGAGTTATAAGTTATTTAGAAAAATAAAATAATATGGATAAAACAAAAATCCAAGAGATTGCCCTGAAGCAAATTGATAGAGTCAAAAGATGTGGCTTAGGTTTAGCAACAGGTGTAGGGAAGACCTTATTAGGTCTTAAACATATGGAAAAAGAGTATAGTCCTTTAAAGAAATTTTTAGTAGTAGCTCCTAAGAAAACTATTATGGGAGAGTGGAGATCAGAAGCTGTCTTATTTAAAAAGACTCAAGTAATGATCATTACTGAATTTACTACATACAGAAGTTTAAATAAAAAGAATCCTAAAGATTATGATGTAGTTTATTTAGATGAATGCCATAGTCTCCTGGATAGCCACAGAGAATTCTTATCTAATTATAATGGTAAGATTCTAGGTTTAACTGGTACACCTCCTAAATTTACAAATTCTGAAAAGGGGAAGATGGTACAAGAGTATTGTCCAATTATTTGGAATTATTTAGCTGATGAAGCTATTGATGATAAGATTCTAAATGATTATAAGATAGTTGTACACTATATAGAACTTACTTCTAAACCAGTAATACCAGTTACTGCAAAATTTGGAAGGATTAATTTTAAAACTTCTGAGAAAAAAAGTTATAATTACTGGAATACTAGACTAGATAATGCTTTTACTCCTAAAGAACTAAATATAGCTAGGATTCAAAGAATGAGAGTTCTAAAAGATTTTCCTAGTAAGGAAAAATATACAAGAATACTTGCTAATTCTATAGAGAATAATGATAAAGATAAATGTTTAATCTTTGCAAATACTCAAGAACAGGCTGACAAATTATCAACTCATAGTTATCATAGTAATAATATTGATTCAGAAAATAATCTTAAAATGTTTAAAGATGGAGAGATTAACAGGCTCTCTTGTGTATTACAATTAAGTGAAGGTGTAAATATTCCTGAATTAAGACAAGGAATCATTATGCATGCCTATGGTAATGAAAGAAAAGCTCAACAAAGAATTGGAAGACTATTAAGACTTAATCCAGAAGAAAAAGCTATAGTACATATATTATGTTATAAACATACTGTAGATGAAAAATGGGTTAAAGCTGCTTTAGAAACTTTAGATCAAAATAAAATAGAATGGAAAGATTATAAAGTTAACCTTGGATAAAGAACTAAAATCTCGTTAAAAATTAGTATATTATTATATGAGTGAATCTAAAACACATAAGATTACTTTGCATAATAATGATGTTCTCAGTTTTGAGTATGTCATAGCGTCTTTAATGGCTGTATGTAAGCATACATCTATTCAAGCAGAACAATGTGCTGTTATTGCACATAATAAAGGTCAAGTAGATATTGTATCAGGAGATTTTAATAAAATGTATGAAATTTTAGAAACTTTTTCTCATATTAATGTTGACGTAAGTTTAGAACAATATGAAAGCGATTTGTATAGATAATTCCAATAAGCCAAATACTTTTTCAGAAGCTGAATGGTTAGAAGAAGGTATGGTCTATACTATTATTGAAATTGTAGAGCTAGATTTACAAGAAGATAAGTTAGGTATTGCATTAGTAGAACTTGAATTAGCAGAAACATCTGCTCCATATAAATATTATTCATTAGAAAGATTCTTACTTATACCTGAAAATGCAAGTCTTATATTTGAAAAAACTAGAAAATCCATAAAAAAAGAAAATAAAGAAATGGAAATCTATGCAAAAAATGCAAATTTATCTAGTTTAGATTAAAACAATTTATTTATGAAAGAAAAAAGTTATAACACTGTTATAAATTTAGTGGCTATATACTTTATTATATCACAATTTATGGCATTATATTTTTGGTATTTATGGGCTCAAATTCATGGGTTTGTATCAACCTTAATTATAGGACCAATAGTAGGTGAAATTAAAGGTCTACTTTGGCCTTTTTTTATATAAACATTATGATAGAAGAAAAATATACAGCTCAGGATATTATTAATGAGCTTGAGCTTATATTTCCTGAGTATAAAACAAGAAAAAGATCCTATTTAGATAGAAGAAATTATTTAATGTGTATTTTATATTATAAATTTAGATATAGTGAAGAAATGATTACTGATTGTTTTAAGGATACTAAATTTAAAATTGATAGGAGTACAATTAGTCTTGCAAAAAGACAACCTATTAAATTAGCACAAATAAATGATATATCTTTTTTTATTAATATAGCTTTATTATATACTAAATTTCCATTTGATATACCTGAAACAGAAAAAATAGAATTTCCAACTAAAGAGAAACTTGTTTATTTTGATTTAAGAACATTAAATAGATTAAGAATATATAGTAAAAATAAAAATATAACTATAAATAAAGCTGTAAAAGAATTAGTAAATATAGGATTAGATATTACAGACAATATTAAAATCAACATGTAATGGGAAGAATGAAAGAAATATTTATGGATATATATAGAGCAAATAAAGATCAACTACCTAAAGAACTTACTATAGGTGATGTTGCAAGAATGAAAGAATTAGAAATTTATAATTGGAAAGAATATGAACGAGAACTTAAAAAATCTAAAGAAGAGAATATATCTTATAACTCAGAGAAAAATCAAAAAATCATTAAAGATGAGGAAAATACCAATGACTCAGCTATATGGAGTTCAGATTGTCCCTTTTAAATATGTAAATAATGAATGGGGGAATTAAAAACCTTATTAAATTTACTTTAATATGGATTAGTCAAAATTTGGCTATTCCATTTTGGATAATAGGACATGTACATCTATCAACTAATGTGTATGAAGATATGCATGAAATATTAGCATCTCTAGGTATGAATCTGATAGTTTTAATTGGATTTATATTAGATTATAAAAATTCAGAAAAAAAATGATGAATAAAACCAAACCTTGTTACTATTGTCATGTTGTAAAAAATACATCAGAGATGGAAGAAATAGGAGTATGGGTATGTAAAGATTGCTTAAAGCCATCTGAAAAGAAAAAAACTAAAAAAATATAGATGTAAGATAAGGCAGTCCTTTAAATGATGGTACTATTTCTTAAGGTAGGGTGGCACAGGACTCATCCCCTGCCGCATCTTTTATTTAATTTAAAACAAAACAAAGATGAGTAAGTGGAAAAGAGTATTTAAATGGAATATATTCTCTTATAGAATAAGAATTTATAAACGTAGAAAAAGAAAATAATTAATATGGGATTAGATCAACACGTATATAAAATAAAACATGATATTAGTAAAGATGTAGATTTTAAGGAAGAAATTCAAGATATAGATATAGAACAAATACATTATTGGAGAAAGCATCCAAATCTACATGGTTTTATGGAAAATTTGTATATTGAAAAAGGAGGAGAGGATGAGTTTAATTGTAGACCAGTTAAATTAACTCAAGAAGACATTGATAAGCTTGCTGAAGTAATATTAGATAAAAATCTTCCTGAAACTGAAGGATTCTTCTTTGGAGAATCTATTGGAGATAAAGAAGAAGAAGATGATGACTTAGATTTTTGTTCAAAAGCAAGTCAAGCATTAAAAAAAGGATATAACATCTACTATGAAAGTTGGTGGTAAAATTAGATAAAGATGAGTAAGAAAAAAAGAACCCTTAAGACTCTCCAAGAGCAGCATCAGATTATAGTTACTATTTATTCTTATACTGATGAGAATGGAAAAAAGATATATGATTTTGAAGAAATGCAAAGAAAATTTGAAAGAAAATTAGAAAAATTAAAAGATGAATAAGAAAGCAGAAAAAGTATTTGCAAGAGTTGGTTTTGAAGATAAAGTTGTTCCCTTATCATCATATTATTTATATATAACAACTCAAAATCATTCATATCTAATAGGATATGAAGATGAAGATGGAATAGAATGTGAAGAAGATGGAACTTATTTATACCAAGATAGTGATAATAAAAACAAAGAAAATGAGTAAAGATATTTTAAAAGCTAGTTGGACAAATAAAGATGGTTATACAATTATTATTGAAGCACCTGATTTTGAATTAGAAAAACTTCATGAAAAGGTAAAATATTATAATAGAAATAATAATGAAGTACATTATTCATGTAAAAACAAAAAAGATGAGTAAAGAAATAGAAAAATTATGTGTTCTTTGTAAAAAATCAATTAGAGGTGCATATGGACACAATGCAGAACCTTTAGCTAAAGGAAGATGTTGTGAAGAATGTAATATACGTAAAGTATTACCAGAAAGATTAGCTAATTTATTTAAATCAAATAAAGATGAGAACTAATATAATTGATTGGATGGAATATTGGGATAATTTTAATAAAGAATTATATATTCAATATCTATTAGCAAAAAAGCAATAAAAATTATGAAAAAAAAGAAATGTACTTTTAAAGATTTTAAAGAATATCAAAAAGTTGAAGCTAGAGCAAAAAAAGCAAAAAAAGCAATACTGATTAACAAATATACTCCTACAGCTTTTATAAATAGTTTAGATGAAATTGCTAAAGACACACCTAATGATGCTACTTTAGGAAAAAGACTTAGAATAATATTAAAAATATGGAAAAAAGAATCATAAATTTAACTAAAAAAATTTGTAAAGAACACTTTGAAATGACTAATGGAGATGACTGTAAAAATTTAAATTATTTATGGTATATGTATGTACATGGTACAAAAAAAAATACATTTAAACCTTTTGTTTTTCTTGCAGAATTAAGTTTATTACACTATCTTAAATACATTGATAAAAAAAGTACAAACAATGTAATAAGCATGTTAGAATCAACAGATAAAGAAAATTTATTTGTAGCTTCCCAAGTAATTCAATTTTATAGAAAAGAAAGAATTAAAGAACTAGGAGAATTTAATATTAAAGAACCAAAATATGTTGAAGTAAGAAAATCTTATGAAACAAAAATATTAAATAAAGATATTTGGTCTAATAAAAAAAAATTAGAAAATAATGAGTGAAAAAGAATTAATAAAATTAAATTTTATACGTACAGATGTTCCTGATGCAGAAAGTGGTAATGGTTATGATTATTACTATTATACCTTAGATATAATGCCAGGATTATCATTAACATCTGTTGCAGATGATGAAGTAGAAAATGATAATTGGTATGTACGCAATTGGGATTGGCCTCAAGCTAAAATTAAAAATACTGAATCTATTAAACAATTAAAAAAAATGGTATTATGTTTTCAGCAAAATTAAAACTTGAAGAGGGTAAATTAATTTATCCAAAAGAATTAGATAAATTAAAATATAATTTATTTATTGATAAACTTGTTGAAGGTCAAGAAGTTGATATATTTATGTCATTATCAGAAAATAATGGAAGTGGTGCACAAATTTCAAAAGTGCATAAATGTATTAGAGAATTAGCTAAAGAAAGTGGTTATAGTTTTGATGACATGAAAAAACTTGTAAAAGAAAATGCAGGTCTTATAATAGCTGGAGAAATAAAATCCTTTGCTGATTGTAATAAAGAAGAATTAAGTCAAGCTATACAAACTTGTATTGAAATAGGAGAATTTTATAATGTTAGTCTTCATTAGATTTAACTTTTGATATTAAATCTTTTTTAATGTCTTTAATATCTACATTTTTTTCAATAAAAGAATCAGTTTCTAAAGCTTGCTTTTCTATTTCACCAATAAGTAAACTTAAAGTATAAAAAAGTCTTTCTTTATCATTCATATTTTTATATTCTTGAGAAACTATTTGTTTTATAAATTCTTCAGGATTTCCTGATTCATCATAAAGTTCTTTAAAAACTGTAAATATTGAAGCTTTGGTCATTAAATAATAAGTTTTATTAACTTTTACATTTAATAAAGCATCATCTTTCATTTCTTTAATTTTTTTACTTTCCATTATTTAATTTTTATCAAATATAAACAAAATATGACAAAAACTATAGACATAAATGAAATTAAACAAAAATTATTTAAAAAATTAGAACCATCAGGATGGGATAAAATTCTTAAATCTTTTATATTTAGCACTGATTTTGAAAATATTATTATTCAGTTAGTAACTTTATCAAAAGATAGTAAAAGATTTACTCCTAAACTTAGTCAATTATTTAAAGCATTTGAAGAATGTCCTTATGATAAACTAAAAATCATAATGATAGGGCAAGATCCTTATCCAGAACTTGGTATAGCTGATGGTATTGCATTTAGTTGTAGTAATACAATGGAACAACATCCTCAACTTAGATATTTATTAAATGCAGTTAATAAAACTGTATATGATGGTGTTGGACAATCTTATGATCCAAATTTAACTAGATGGTCTAATCAAGGAATATTAATGCTAAACACTGCATTAACTACTACTATAGGTAAACCAGGACAACATTATCCTATATGGAAACCTTTTTTAGCATATTTATTTGATTATTTTAGTTTTGCACACACAGGATTAGTATATGTCTATATAGGTAAGCAAGCTCAAGATTGGAAAGATTTAATTCATGATATGAATTATAAATTTTCAATAAGTCATCCTGCATCTGCTGCTTATTTAGATGATTCTCAATGGGATTGTGAAAATATCTTTAATGATATTAATAATATTATGTATAACTTATATGGCGAAAAAATAACTTGGTAATATGGATGAAATATTTAATAAATTAATAAAAGAAAAGCTAACACCTAATTCTTTATATGTATTATATTGTATAAAAAAAAAGTTATCTGTATCTAAAGCCTTGGCTAATTCTGATTTAGAAATACATAGATTAAAAGCTGATGACTGGTTAAATGAACAGTTGCAGTTAACAAGTAAAAGTATTATCTTTATGGAAGAATTAAATTCATACTTTAGAAAAAGTAAAAAGAAAACTTCTAAAGATTTAATGGGAGATAAATTTGATATTTATATCAAAAAATATAATTCAATATTTCCTGTTAAAAAACTTGGAAGCGGTAAGTATGCAAGAACTAATCTTAAAAATCTAGAATCAGGTTTTAGATGGTTTTTTGATACTTATGACTATGATTGGAAAACAATATTACAAGCAACAGAAAAATACGTAGAAGAATACAAATTGAAAAATTATGAATACATGAGAACATCCCAATACTTTATTAGAAAACAAAATACAGACAAATCATTTGAGTCTGATTTAGCTACCCACTGCGATATGGTAAATGATGGTGGCTGTAATGAAGAAAATATATTCAGAGAAAAAGTAGTATAATTTGGAACAATTTAACAATGCAAAGCCTTTAAAGGCTATTAGCAAAGTGCGTGCTTATGAAAAAGCTCTCTTAGAAATGAAAGGGAGAATGGATGGTAAAATTAAAAGTCTTAAAACTGCATGGCCAAAGTTTAATGATGCTACACTAAATGGTTTAGAATGGAATACACTAACTGTTGTTGGTGCAAGACCAGGTGTCGGTAAAACTTTGTTTATGGAACAACTTGTTACTGAAATAATTGCTCTTAATACAGATCAAGATTTTCAAGTATTACAATTTCAATTTGAAATGCCTGAAAAAACTCTTGGTATGAGAGCATTTTCAACCATAACTCAAAAAGACTATGGTATTTTACATAGTAAATATGAACCACTTCAAGAAGATATTTATAATAAATGTAAACAATATACCAGTATATTAAATAAAAATAATAAAGTTTATTCTGTTTATAGACCCTGTACTGTTAATGAATTTTGTGCAAGTATACATTATCACTTTGAACAAAATGTTAAAATAAAAGATGATAAAAAAATATATCCAAAATTATTAGTAACAGTAGATCATTCAGCTTTATTTAAAAGAGATAGGCATGAAAAAGATAGATTTGAAATGTTATATAATTTAGGAGAAGCTCTTACTTTTATGAAAAGAAGTTATCCTCTATCATTTGTTGTATTAAGTCAGCTTAATAGAAATATTGATGATCCTAAAAGAGCTATGGAAGGTACATATGGTAACTATGTTTTAGATTCTGATTTATTTGGAGCTGATGCATTATTGCAACATGCTGATATAGTAGTAGGTATTAATAAACCAGCTGCTAGAAAAATTAGATATTATGGTCCTGAAAGATTTCAAATCATTGATCCAGATACTTTAGTATTTCATTTCTTAAAATGTAGAAATGGGGATACAAGAATGAGTTTCTTTAAATTAGATAGAAATACAATAAGAATAATAGAAATGAATACACCAGGTAATACACAAACCAATACAAAAATTAATATATGAATACAAGACAAGAGAATACAAAAATTCTTATGGCAACACATTTGCCAACTTTTAAAAAATTTAAAATTATTGATCCTTTTTTTGTTGCTAAATCTGCATGGGCTCCTCCAGGAGAAGAGCTTAAAATGCAATTTTTTCCAAATGAATTAAAGCAAGGTAAAGATATATATACAGAATTTAGTGATTTTAATGGAGTTTCAGAAGATACAACACATACATTGTATAAGCTAAAATATAATCCTTTTTATAAAGAAGAATATCCTTTAGAACAAAAAACAAGTAAATCAGGTAATGACTATGAAGTATATATTGTTCCCGTTGAAGAACTTGTTGTAATTGATAAAAAAACCGGTAAAGAAATACCTTATAATTCTTATCAAGATTATTTAAAACACCCCCCTAAAGAAATAGAAACACAAGAAGCAGATTTTCCAAATTTTGCTAAAGAATATCTTGAAGTAGGGTTAAAGAAAAAAGAAGAAGATGATCCTAATTATGTTCCTTGGAAAGAAGATGATGTTAATAAAGATAATATTAATGAAGATCTTAAATCAGTTCTTTTAAAAATTGCATTTGAATTAAATAATCTTTCAGATATATTATCACACAAAATAACAAAAATAAAATGAGCATAGTACTTCCAACAACAAAAGTAAAAATAGAAAGAGTTAATCCTAAGAGATTAATTATTTATAGTAAACCTAAAACAGGTAAAACAACAGCATATGCAGGATTAAAAAATAATCTTATATTAGATTTAGAAAATGGAGCTGAATATGTTGAAGCATTAAAAGTTAAAATTAACAATTTACAAGACTTACTAGATGCTGGAAAAGCAATTAAAGACGCAGATAAACCTTATGATTATGTTACTGTAGATACAGTAACCGCATTAGAAGAAATGGTAATGCCCTTAGCAGTAAAATTATATAAGAAAACAGCTATGGGAAAAAATTATGATGGTGATAATGTAATAACTCTAGCAAATGGTGCAGGATATTTGTATATTAGGCAAGCATTCTTTCAAGTTTTAGATTTTATTGACACCTTAGCACCACATATTATCTTATCAGGACACATCAAAGACAAAGTTGTAGATGATAAAGGAGAAATGGTTATGGCTGCTAATATTGATCTCACTGGAAAAATAAAATCCTTAATTTGTGCTAATTCAGATGCAATTGGATACATGTATAGAAAAGGTAACAAAGTATTTATCAATTTTAATAATAATGATAATGTAACATGTGGTGCAAGACCTGACCACTTAAGAAATAAAGAAATAGTAATTTCTGAAATGCAAGTAATGAGTGGTGAGATAAAAACTCACTGGAATAGAATATATAAATAAACTTAATTAATAATTTAAAAAAAATCAAATGGCTTTAAGTACAACAGATTTATCCACAGGTAGCGGGAGCAGCATGCCTAAAACAATTGCTCCAGGAAATCATGAATTAAAAATTAATAGTGTAAGATTAGATGAATTTAAATTTATAGAAGGGGCGTATCATCTAATATTAGAAATGGAAACTAAACCAATTGAAGGTTTTGAAGGTTTTATGAAAGATAGAAATGATGAAAGTAAAGGTAGATATGAAGGTCAAATAGGAAGAGTAAAGGCAAGTCAATATGCATTTGCTGATGGAGAAACCAAATCAGGAATTAAAATTGAAAGAGATAGATCTCTTTTAGTATGGTTAAAGAATTTTTCTGCAGCTTTAGGTATTACTGATTGGTTTACTGAACAAGATAACCAACATGAAACAATTGAAGACTTTGTAAAAGCTTTTAATGAAACAGCTCCCTATCAAGATAAATATTTACATACTTGTTTAGCAGGAAAAGAATATGAAAACAAATCAGGTTATATTGCATATGACTGCTGGTTTGCAAAAGCACAAAATAGAAAGTATGGCTATGCTCCAAATGCAGAAAATATACTTCCTTATGATGAATCAAAACATTTAAGAAAGATTGAGAACAAACCAGTTGAATCTTTTGGTAATGATGATGATTTATCAATTCCACTGAAAACTAGTTCAGATTTTAATCTTGACTAATTTATAATTAACATTATAGAAAGGGGAAGTCAATTGGTTTCCCCTTTATTATCTAAATTAATTTTTATGATTTCAACAAAAAATTTAATTTCTAGTTTAAAAGATATACCTGCGGGTTGGCCTTTTGAATATTATTTAGGATTATCAAACAAACTTAATGGTCAAGATGTAAAAATTAAATCTATAGTTAATACAAAAGAAAGAATTCCTTCTATGTGTATTTACTTTGATATTAGTAGAGATAAATATAAATTCAAAGATTTTTCTTCTGGTTTACAAGGTGATTCAGTGGAACTAGTAAAAGTATTTTGTAACCTTAAAACTCGTGGTCAAGCTGCCATGAAGTTAATTCAAGATTATAATGAATATATTCTTACTAATAATTATAACCCAATTCAAGAATATAAATCTCATAGTAGATATAAAGTCACTGATTATGAAATAAGACATTGGACAACTATTGATCAAAAATATTGGACTAAGTTTAATATTGGGTCTAGACTTCTTGAAAAATATAATGTAGCTCCATTGCAGTACTATAAGATGACAAAAGAAGATGATAAAGGTAAAGAAAGTTCAATTGCTATTAAAGGTCTTAGCCTATATGGTTATTTTAAAGATGATGGTACATTGTATAAAGTTTATCAACCCAAAGTATCTGATAAAAAGTTTATTAAAGTCAAAAACTATATTCAAGGTTCTGACCAATTAAACTATGATAAAAAATATCTTGTAATTACGTCTTCTTTAAAAGATCTAATGGCATTTAATAGGTTAAAGTTAAATGATGCAGAATCAATTGCACCTGATAGTGAGAATACTTTAATACCAGAGAGTATGCTCAAAAGTATAATATTAAAGTATGAAAAAATATTTGTTTTATTTGATAATGATGAACCAGGAATTAAATCTATGAAAAGATACAAAGAAAAATATAATTTTGATTATGTAATTCTTGATATGGAAAAAGATTTATCTGATTCCATTAAAACTTATGGTTTATCTAAAACTAGGGAAACCTTATTGCCATTATTAAAACAATTAATATGAATTTAAAAAGTGAAATAAAAAAATCAATGGTAAAATGGTGGATTATATATCCAGAAGATTCAGAACGTGTTTCTTTTGAAGATGAACTGATTCCTGAAAATGCTATAGGATTTGTTTATAAAATGAAATTTACAAGAGAAAATAAAGAATATTTCTATATAGGTAAAAAGAATTTTTATTCAAATCAAAAAAAAAAGTTTGGTAAAAAAGCTTTAACTAAAGTAATAGATAAAAGAAAGAAAAAATATACAATGATGAAAAAACTTTCTTATAAAAATTATTTTAGTAGTAATAAAGATATAAAACAAGCATATAAAGATGGAATTTATATAGATAGGTTAATACTTAAAATTTGTTTTTCAAAAGCAGAACTTACTTATCAAGAAACTAAATTTCAATTTTTACATAGTGTTTTAGAAAAAGACGAATATCTGAATGGAAATATACTAGGTAGATTTTATAAAGGAAAAGTATGAATAAAAAAATTTTAAGAAACTTATTAAATATGATGCAGTCTAGTGATGAAGATAATCATTACATGGCTATGCAAGCAATTGTAAATTTAGGACCTCCAAATATTGTGGAAGTTATATATAAAGAAGAACTATTGTTCTTATGGGTATATGGTAGACCACATCTAGAAGATTGGGCTATAGTGAAACCTGAAGTTACCAAAATGTTTCGTAATATATGTACTAAATACAGACCTAAAGGATCTCTTACAATGAGTAAGCAAGATTTAAAATATAAAGAAAGATGGTTAGGACATTTAATAGGTCCAAATGCCCGTGTTAAAAAACCATGGGTAGCAGAATTAATAATTGAAGAAATTATTAATGAGAAGAAGCGTATTTTTAATGCTCTTGATTTTAAATATAAAGATATCCAAATAAAAATAACACAATGAATAGACGAGATTCACTAAGTAAAACATCAAAAGATTTAATGTTAAAGGAACCTTATTATGGTTTCTTTTTATTAATGTTACACAAGAGTTGGAGTAATAAACTTCCAACTGCAGGTGTATGTAAAAATGGTATCAACTTTCAGTTGATGATCAATGAGAAGTTTTGGACTGATTTGTCTGAAGACTACAGACTAGGACTACTGAAACATGAATTATTGCATATTGCATTTCAACATCTTACAACCTTCACTATATTTAGTGATAAAAAGATAGCGAATATTGCAATGGATATGGAAATCAATCAATATATAAGTAATGATTGGTTACCTAAAGGTGGAATAGATATAGATGACTATTCTGATCTTAATTTAGATAGAAGAGCTGGTTGTAGATATTATTATGATAAGCTTAAACAAGCTCAAGAAGATAAAAAACAGAAGGATACTTGTGGAGATAAGAATATGGACAAACTTCTTGATGGAATGGAAGGTGGACAAATAACAGTTACTCTAGATGCAGATGGAAATATTAAAGATGTTAATATTCCAAATCATCAATGGGATGAATTTGAAGACATGCCTGATGCTGAAAAGAAACTAATTGAAAAACAAATTCAAAGAGTTCTTAGTGAAGCTAAAGAACAGACAATTAAAAAGAGAGGGTATATACCAGGAGAAATTGAAGGTATCATCAAATTAGATGAAATTATACCACCTAAATTTAATTGGAAAAAATATATTAGAAGATTTACAGGTTTATCTACAAAAATCTTTACTAGAAAACTTAGAAGAAAAGAAAATAAAAGATTTTCTGAAAATCCTGGTCTTAAAGTAAAGATGAGACAAAATATGCTTGTTGGTATTGATACTTCAGGTTCTGTTTGTAATGACGAATTAAAAGAATTTATAAATGAAATCCATCATTTATATAAAGCAGGTGTTGATGTTACAATTGCACAATGTGATTCTAGAATACAATCTATCAAACAATATGATGGAAAATTTGAATTAGAAGTTGCAGGTAGAGGAGGTACAGACTTTAATCCTGTTCTAGAATATTTTGAAGAAAATAATAAATATACAAGCTTAATCTATTTTACAGATGGAGAGGCTTGGACAGATATAAAACCCAGAAAACAAATTTTATGGGTATTGTCAGAGAGATCTGATTTTAATGATAACTTACCAGGAAAACAAATTAGATTAGAACTTTAAAAAATAAAATAAATGAGTGAAAGCACACAATTAAACGTTGATGAGTTAAAAGGCTTTTTAAAGCACATGGTGAAAAATAATCAGCATATTCAAAATGAAGGAAAAATTCCTGTTGCTGTAAATATTGAAGGAGATGCAGGTTTAGGTAAAACTTCTGCAATTATTCAACTTGGTAGAGAGTTGGAAATGGATGTTGTAAAAATTAATCTATCACAGATAGAAGAATTAGGTGATCTTGTTGGATTTCCTGTAAAAGAATTTAAAATTCAAAATAAAGAAGGTCAAAGCACTTGGATTAATGATAGCCAAATGAATGCAGCTATGAAAAAAGGTTATAAAGTTATAGACAAAAGAATGTCTCATGCTGCACCTGAATGGATTCAAGGTAAAAAAGAAGGTGGTTTTTTAGTATTAGATGATTATACTAGAGCTGATCATAGATTCATGCAAGCTACTATGGAATTAATAGATAGACAAGAATATATTTCTTGGAGTTTACCTAAGAACTGGCATGTACTTTTAACTACTAATCCAGATAATGGAGATTATCAAGTAACATCTCTTGATGATGCTCAAAGAACTAGATTTATTTCTACTGAATTAAAATTTGATGTAGATGTATGGGCTAAATGGGCAGAAAGTGAAGGGATTGATGGTAGATGTATTAATTTTTTATTAATGAATCCTGAAACAGTAACTCAAAAAGTTAATCCTAGAAGTATTACTACTTTCTTTAACTCTATTAGTTCTATTCAAAAATTTGAAGATGATCTCCCATTAATTAATATGATTGGTGATGGATCAATTGGTGCAGAACCTTCTGCTTTATTTGCTATGTTTATTAATAACAAGTTAGATAAGATTATTAGTCCTCAACAAATTCTTACAAATGAAAATTGGGATTATGTAAAAGGATCTTTAAATTCTTGTATTGGAATAGATGATGAATTTAGAGCAGATATATCTAGTATTATTAGTACTAGAATTATAAACTACTCAGTTATGTTATCTGAAAAAGGTTCAGTTTCACAAAAATTAATCAATAGATTAATAGAATTAACTACAGACTGTGAATCATTCACTGATGACTTAAGATATTACATGGTTAAAGAAATTCTTAATGCTAATAAAGCAAAGTTTTCTAAACTGATGTTAAATCAAAAAGTTGTAGCAATGACTGTAAAATAAATTATAAATAACTAAATTAATATAAGATAGGGAAAATAAATTCCCTATCTTTTTTAAATTATTAAAAAATGAATATAAAACAAATACCCTATTTTACAATAGACTGGAATACAGAAAGAGATGAATATGGAAAACACTCTTTTACTGATATAGAATTGGAAGCAGATAACCTAACTACTTTTCATAAAAACATCATTGATAAAACTGATACAGGATATTCTACTCCTCGCAATTTAGTTGAGCTTGATGCACAAGCTTATATACCTAAAAAGAATGATAGAATTTATTTTATGAAAGGAGTTACAGTTCCAAGAGTAAAATTAAAAGATCTATCTTTAAACTATAAAATTAGAACAACAACAGATATAGAAAAAGCTACAGTAATTGTAGGTAGTTCTGTGGCAAGTGATAAACTTGTTAAACAAGAATGGTATTATAATATACCTTACCCAATATGGGAAAATGTTTATTCTGAACTTTTAAAAATAGTTGAAAATTTAGATTCTTATTATCAAGAACGTTTTGTAAATGTAAATCTTCATTTAAAAGCTTATGCAGAAGAACATGGTGAAGATTTTAAAATATTAACTGATTGGCAAACACAAGCCTTATTTAATAATAATTCTTCTAATAAACCAGATAATTTTTCTCTTTTGCTTACAAAAGCATGGAAACAATATAGATTAAAATACCCAAATAATAGTAAAAATAATAGTCAATATGTTTTTACTATATCTGATCACAATGTTGACTTTCTCAATAGTGTAGTAGGTAAAACTATTATAGAACAAAATGGACTTCTTGAAGTTGTTAATGGAGAAGATTGTACTACTATTAATAAAGACATGTATGAAAACTTACGTAACATGTTTAAAAGTAGTGATTCAGAAAATCATATACTTGCTATGGAAATTATGGCTAACTGTAATTATAAAGAAAGTGTACTATGGTTAGAACTTCTATATTATCATCATAATCATGAAATACAATATTCTAAATCCAAAAATCATGTAAACTTTAAATCTCTTAAAAGTTATATGGATAAAGATAATTATTACAATCAACATGTTGATACACTAATTAGAGGTTTAGTATCTCATGATTCATTATCTAAAGAAGCTTTAAAAATTATAATGGAAGAAAACGCACACTTTTTTAATAATGGAGGATATAGTGAATTTGTTAAACCAAGAGAGTATACATTAAACCCTGAAGTTGCAGAAAAAACAGGATTTTATTGGACTTCTAAAACTGACCATTATCATGAAAAAAGTGATGTTGAAAAAATTCTTGAAGAAGACCCAATCTCTGAAGAAAATATAAAACTTGAAGAAAATTCTGACTCTATTGAAGAAACAACAAATGAAGTTATGGAAACTTTAATAACTAAAGAATCAGTTAATGAAGATACTGTAGAAGAAGTTTCAAATTCTGAGGCTGACACGGCAAAAACAGCTGTCCAGGGAAATCCTGAAATTGAAGAGACAGAAATAAAAACAATAAAAAAAGTTACACAAACTTTAATTAAACAAACAAAAGATGAAGAAGAATTTGATTGGTTCTGATGAACTAAAACAATTTTATAGAGAAAAATTCTATTTCAGCTATAGCAGCATAAACAAATTATTGTTTTCACCAAGCATGTTTTTTAATCATTATGTGCTCAAACAAAAGGAAGATAGTGTTGACCCTCACCTTGTAAAAGGTAGGGTCATTCACTGCCTTCTTTTAAACCCTGAAGACTATAATAATGAATTTATAACTGTGCCTGGTAGACTTCCAAGTGGTAACAATAGAATGATTGTAGATGAAATTTTCAAATTACATTTGGAAACTTCAGATGATTCATTAACTTTGTTGAAGTATGAGACTGCAATAGTAGATCTCCTGAAAAAAATAAACTTGCATCAAAAGCTTAAAACTGATGAAGCAAGAACAAAGAAAATCTTAATAGCTGATAATATTAGTTATTTTGAATTCTTGAAGTCAAGTCAAGGAAAAACCTTATTAGATTATGAAACACTTAACTATTGTAAAGAGTGTGTAGAATCTATTAAAGAAAATGAATCTGTTAAAGCATTATTACAACTTGATGATTCTGATTTAAAAGTATATAATGAAATTTCTGCTAAAACTGATAAATTATTATATGGTAAATTTGCATTTGGTTTTAAAGGTATACTTGATAACATAGTAATTGATGATGAAAAAAAAATCTTATTTATTAATGATTTAAAAACAACAGGGAAACCTTTAATTGATTTTCCAGAATCTGTAGAATATTATAGATATTGGATTCAAGCAGCTTTATATTATAATCTTGCATTTTATACATATATTGTTGATAAAGATGATGCTAAAGATTGGAATATACAATTTACATTTATTGTAGTAGACAAATATAATCAAGTATATCCTTTCCAAGTTACTCCTAAAACAATGAGTGAATGGATGAAAAGATTTTATGAAAAAGTTCTTAAACAAGTTGTATACCATTATGAAAAGAAAGATTATAATTTACCTTATGAATTAGCAGTTGAAAATTTAAAACTTTAAATCTTAATATGTATGGCAATAAAATCTGTTTATAATAAATATTTTCAAAAATCCAAGGTGTTTTTATATCCGCTTCTTGGAATTAAAAGAGGTTCTAAAATTGTACCAAGTGAGACTTATCTCACTTGGTATCCGTTTTATGAAACTGAGGATATGAAGTTAGTGTGTTTATATCATCCTAATAAATCAAATGAATATGAAAAGTATGAAAAAAATGTTTTACTAAAACATAATAGACTATATGATATACAATTAATAGATCAACACAATAAATTATTTATTTTTGATTTTTCTGATATGAAAGAAGATTGGCAATATTTTATTAATGGTAAATATAGCAATCTTAACAATAAAATTAAAGGAAAAATAAAAGGATTTTTTGATGTACATAGTGCTAATTATGTATATATGAGTAGTTACTTATATCCAAATGAATATTTTGATAATTATGCAGAATGTTTAGATGTTGATATAAACATTATCAAAAAAGTTGGTGAATTATGTAGTAAACCTGATCTTAAAAAAGAAACTTTAACAATGAAAATAGTAAAATTAGAAAATGTAAAAATAATTAATTAATTAATTTATAATAAAACTAATATGGATAATAAAACAATGATGCTGGTTGAATCAAGCTGGCACGAAACACAAACTTTTAAAATGATACCAATCAGTAATGATTGTCCTTATGTAGAATGTATTTTTGATCCTTCTTCTAAAGTTTTTGTAATTATTAGTAAAGTAACTAAAACATCTTTACATATGCTTCCTAAACTTGATGATTATGGTAAAGCCATTTCAGGTCTCAAAGGAGCAAAACAAGATAGAAAATCAATTGATACTTTTCAAGAGTATTATATTGTAGATACAAATTCTATTAAAGAAATAATAAATCTTTTTGCTATTAATGCAAAGAAATTTGATATTACTAAACATTTAGATAAAGTATCTAATAAACCTTCAGTAGCTGCTATAATAGATTAACATGTCTAGACAACATTTTGTAATGGACTATGAAACTCTATTAAATTGTTTCATAGCTGTTTTTGAAGATATTAAATCTATAGATAGAGAAATATTTGTTATTCATAAAGAAAGAAATGATTGTCTAGAATTTATAACATTTCTAGAAAGAAACATTATTCAAAATGAATGGCATGTATCTTTTAATGGTATTGCATTTGATGCTCAAGTAACAGAACACATATTAGCAAACAAAGACCAGCTACTTGAAATGAGTGGTGAAGAAGTTGCTTTGTTTATATATGAAAAAGCTCAAGATACTATTCAAAGACAAAATGAAGGTGAATGGTCAGTATTTGCTCCTTGGACTCTGCAAATTAAGCAGATAGATTTATTTAAACTCAATCATTGGGATAATGCAGCTAAGAGAACTAGTTTAAAGTGGGCTCAATTTAGTATGAATTGGCAAAATATTCAAGATATGCCAATACATCATAGTACTAAAATCAAAACCTTAAAAGAAATAGATGCTATAATAGAGTATTGTATTAATGATGTTGCTTCAACTAAAGCAATTATGTATCGCAGCAAGAAAGAAATTGCTTTAAGACAAGAATTAACAACAGAATACAATATAGATCTATTAAGTGCATCTGAACCAAGAATTGCAAAAGAATTATTTGCAATGTTCCTAAGTAAAAAAACAGGAATAAAAAAATATGATTTAAAAAAGATGAGAACCTATAGGTCTAAACTTATAGTTAATGATCTTTTATTACCTTATATTAAATTTGAGACAGCAACCTTTCAAAAGCTAGTTAATAAGTTTAAAGACCTAGAACTAGATCCATATGATTTAAAAGGTAGTTTTAAATATAGTGTTAGATATAAAGGAATCACTACACACTTTGGTCTTGGTGGTGTACATGGTGCACGTAAAGAGATATATATATCTAATCAAGAATATGTAATTATGACAAGTGATGTAACAAGTTTTTATCCAAATCTAGCTATTAGAAATGGGTGGGCTCCTGCACATCTTCCTAAAGAAGAATTCTGTGATCAGTATGAATGGTTTTTTAATGAAAGAAAAAAGATACCTAAATCTGATCCAAGAAACTATGTTTATAAGATTGTACTAAATAGTACTTATGGTCTTAGTAATGATCAAAACAGTTTCTTATATGATCCTGAGCTTACTATGCGTATAACTCTTAATGGACAATTAAGTCTTATGATGTTATATGAAATGATATGTGAAGGTATCCCAAATGCTGTTCCTCTAATGCAAAATACAGATGGTCTTGAGACTAGAATTCCAAGAAAGTATGTAGATACATATATGGAGATATGTAAACAATGGGAAGATATAACTAATTTACAATTAGAACATGATACATATCAAAAAGTTGTATTAGCAGATGTAAATAATTACATTGCACAAACTGAAGGAAAAGAAACTAATACTAAATGTAAAGGTAGATTTGTATTTGAAGATTTACCATTACATAAAAATAAAAGTTTCTTATGTGTACGTAAAGCTATATATGATTATTTTATCAATGGAAAAAATCCTGAAGAATCAATCAAAGAAAATAAAAATATTTTTGATTTTTGTGGTGGTGTAAAAGCTAAAGGTAATTGGGAGTTTTGGGAAAATTATGTTAAAAATGAAAAACATAATAAAGACAAACTTCAAAAAACTGTTAGATATTACATTAGTAATAAAGGATCTAAAATTCTTAAAATAAATTATATTGATAATAGAGTGTCTCAAGTTGAGGCAGGAAAATGGTTACAAACTGTGTTTATTGATTACATAGAAAAACCATTTGAAAATTATGATATTAATTATGATTTTTATATAAAAAAGGCTAAAAAAGAAATAGAATCTCTTGAGCCAATTAAAACACAATTACAATTATTTTAATTATGCCAACAAAAATAAAAGAATGCACAAAGCAGCATCTTGTAGATGTTGCTTTACCAAGTCATGGAAGTACTTATACTGTAATCAGTCATAAGTCAGTTATGGACCTATCAATTCAATCTTTAGTAGATGCAGGATTTCAAGTGAATGATGAATACTATAGATGTACAAGAGACGGAAACATAGCACAAGCTGTATATAGATTAACTTATATGGATGACTCTGAGTTATCCATGATGTTTGCCTGGTCAAACAGTTATAATAAACAAATGAGGTTCAAATGTGGTATTGGAGCTTACATAAATCAAACTAGTAGTAGTATGGTTTGTGGAGACATGGGCTCTTGGGCTCGTAAGCACACAGGTTCTGCAGATACAGAAACTGAAGAAACCATAAAAGACCAAATTGCTAATGCTCATATGTATTATAAGCAATTAGTAAATGATAAAAATAACATGAAAGAAATTAATATCACAAAAAGACAACAAGCTCAATTGCTTGGTATCTTATTTGCTGAACATGAGATTCTTACTACTGAGCAAGCTAGTATAATTAGACAACAAATGTCTAGACCTAGTTTTACTTATGAAAATGCTGACAGTTTATGGGCATTTTATAATCATGTTACTTTAGCTCTACAACAATCACATCCTAAGACTTGGATGGAGGATCAAAGAATTCTTCATTGGTTTATTTCTGATGCTTTTAAATTTAATGCAGTAGAAGTTATAGAAGTTGATCCTAATCAAGTAGACTTAGAAGATGCAATTGCTGAAGTTGAGGCTGAGAATGTAAAAATATCACCTGAACAACAAGAGGAATGGGATCAGCAAACTAGAATTGAAGAAGGTCTTGACCATAAAGGTGAAGAATCTGAAGCTGAAGAAGATGTAACTGTTACTGAAGCTACAGAAGATGAAGTTGCAGATCAGTTATATGGAGTTAATAATGACCCAGAAGAGGTGATCGGTGAATTTACTCCTGAGATCACAATTGAAGAACAAATAGCTGAAGATGAAGCTGCAGTGGCTGAAGTATGTGGTGAAGCTCCTGAATCAGTAGAAGAAGTGTCTGATCATTATGATTTGCCATTAGGTTCTGATGATATGAATTCATGTCCAGAGGTTACTGATGAAGAAGCATCAGAATTAATTAAAGGCCAAGAAGCTGTTGATCAACAAATGGCTCAAGAAGCAGCCGCTGATAATTCAGTTAGTGATGAGAATATAGATGATGCTCTTAAAGGGGAACCAAACTTTGATTTAGATTTTACACCAATTGTAGAAGATAATGAAGATGTTAACTCAGATGATGTTGATTTTGATTTCAATTAAATAATTAAAGGGATAGCTTAGGCTGTCCCTTTTTTTTTTAATCATGAAACACATGAAATTGTACAGTCATAATAAATAAATAAAGCGTATATGTAGAAAAGTTCTCTGTTTTTATAGGTTCTATATATTCCCATCCTAATGCAAACCTATTATGAGGCCAATGTAAATTTACTTCTAATTGCCACATATTAAAAACCTATACTTTGATAAACTTTTACTGCTTCTCTTGGTTTAATATTATAACCAGGAAGTCCTATTAATCTAATAAAATAAGCCCATGCTTTATTATCTCCTTTATCCCAAATACCTTGTTTTCTTGCATAAGGTTCTGTAATATTCCAAGGCATTATTTGACCTGTAAATTTTATTAATCTACTTAATGTAGATAAAGCTGCAGAAGGAGATTTTACAGTTCTCCATGCATCTTTAAAACTAATGTATTGAGAAGTTTCAGTTTTCATTCTTATTGCCTCATATAATATAAAATTATATGCATAATTATCTTTCATTTCCTCATCATCATCTGTCATTAAACTTAACAATATAATAACTGTCATTAAACTTAATATAATAGATATCTCTGTTAAATTTCGTCTTATATTAGCTTTTTGATGTGGTGTATATGTAGACCATTGTTTACCAATATCTCTTTTATAAGTAATAAGATCTCTAACAAATACCTGCCAAAAAGTTCTATAATATCCTTCTACTTCTGAACCAAGTTCTTCATCAAATCTTACTCTTTGAAATCTTCTCATAAATCCTGGATACATATGTTTCCTATACATTAAAGCTAATCTACCAACAGACTGTCTTTGAATAGTACCCTTATCAAAGCTATTGTATACACCATGCATTTTTTTATTTAAAGCATGTAATCTATCTTGAAAACTTCTTCTATCTTTTTCTGTAAAATTTTTGTATTTTTTATTGCCTTTTTCATCTTCATCAATCCATTCAATTTTATCAAATGCTTCTCTTACACCATACTTTTCATGAGCTTGAAATAAAGTTATTTCTTCTTTGGTTTCTTTATCTCTTACCATAGTAGCATCCATTAATGCTAACATAGTAGATGTTTGAAGTTCATGTTCTCCAAAGTACTGATTAAAAAATAATGTATTTGTTCTAAATAATTTATTAGCAACACTAGCAGTTATTAATCTTCCATAATTATCTTGAAAGTCACCCTGTATAGGATCATATAATTCATTAAGTCTTCCCATAAAACTAATAGGAGTTGGTTTACCAAAATCTGAAAGCATTCCCGGAAGACCTTTAGCATATAAAGCTTTTCCTTTTCTTAAATTTTTACCATTAAAAAATTCAGCTCCTTTAGCTTCAATAATTAATTGTATATTACCTTGTAAATTATTTGCGACACCTTTAAGTAAATCTGCTGCAATAGAAGTTAATGCTGAAAAACTTGTAATAGTATTAGTTAATTTTGAGGCTGATATATTACCTAACATTTCTACTTTTTGCATTTCTCCATATACAACCATATCAAGAAAAGCATCTAAATGTTGTTTAGAAAAACTTTCTCCATTTTGTTTTAAATATTCAGTAAGTCCAAATTTATTAGCAAAAGCATCTATTTTCCTTTTACCACCTTGATTAAATTCAGGAACTTTTCTATTTTTCATTATAGATTTAACAAGAGATATTTGTCCATTTACTTCATTTAAGGCTTGATATTTATTAGCCATTTGATTAAATATTAAAACAGTACTAGCAAGATCAAAACTTTGATCAGCAATATCTATAAAGCGAGTATAAAATACAGGTAATATTTGAACACCTTCATCATCTAAACCTAATTCTCCAAATTCAGTATCATAGCTTTGTACTTTTAGTGCTTCTTTAACATTAGTTGTAGCTAAATTTATTACACCCTTATCTAATAGTCTTTCTAAATCTTTTTTAGGAACAGAAGGTACTCTAGTTCCAGGACGTTGTGAATCAGGAATATTTTCTTGAGCAGCATAATATGTACCTGTAAGTTGCTGATGATATTCTCCCATAGGATTTATAGGCTCATCTTTTTCATTATACATTGCTTTCCACTTATCACTTAAAAATTCATTTGTTGGTTCTGATAGTTGTTTTTTTCTTTCATTACTTCTTGACCATTCATCAAATTCTTCTTGTGTGATAATTCCATTTTCTACTTGTCTTATCATTTGAGAATCAAGCTTATTAATATCTTTTTCAGATTTAGATTTTGTAATAGTTTTATAAAAATTATTTCTTTTAACAAACCATGAAGAATAAGCTCTTGCTTCTTTAGTTGTTAATGGAGAAGCTTTTTTCTTTTTACTTAAAGGCTCTGGATTATTTTTATACCAATTTCTTTCAACTGATTTAAATTTTTTCATATCAAACTTGCTGACAAAGTGAAGCTCTTCTCTATAAATATAGTTTCCATTTTCATCTTTCTCATTTGTTCTTTCATCAATTATTTCATAAATCCCTTCATTAAATTTTTGAGGATTATCTCTAGAAGCACTAACAAAACCTTTATACGTATCAAATGATTCACCTATTATTTCTTTAGCAACTACATCTTTAAGTCTTGCTTTTTCTAATTGATCTTTAATAGCTTTTGCAACAAGTGCAATAACAGTATCAGGAGAACTAATCATTGGTCCTATTAAAAAATCCAACCTGCCATCTTCTCGTGATGCCTCTCTTAATGTTTTTATTAAATCTTCTCTTGTTATAGCAGCTGTTGCAGCAGCATTTAAATTATTATCAAGTCTTTTTAATATTCTATCAAGTCTATTTTTAGACATCTTACCATCTGCAAAAGCTTTATTCTGCTTTTCAATATCTTTTTTAATATTATTATAACTTCTTTTTGCATTTGTTGCATAGGAAGATCGTGCACTTAAAAGCCAATCTGCAATTAAAGGAATTGCTTCAACATTTATTCTTCTTTTTAATATTTTCCTATTAGCAAGAGCTTTATATAACATTTCTTTTATTGACTCTGTAGGTTCTTCAGAATCTTCTGTCTCACCATCTTTTGTTCTTTTTTCTGATTCCTTATTAAAAAAATCTACTATATCCTTATTATCAGCAATTTCACTTAATATATCTTCTGAACCATTAACTGCAATATTTATTTCAAGAAGTCTTTCAATTAAAGAATTATCTTTAGGATTATCTTTTATATCTTCAACAATTTGTTCCATATTAACCATCAAACTTTCTGATTTTGCATAAGCTTCCATAATAAACTCATTGATTGATTCTATTTCATCAACAGCTTCCATATTATCAATAACTTTTTTAAGTTCTCCAGACTGAACACGTCTATCTTTAACTATTACACTAGTTAAATATTTAATTCGTCTTCTTAAATGAACTTTAGATCTTTCTACTAATATTTGTAAATCTGTCTTTTCCTCTTCTTTTTCTTGTTGATCTTTTTCTAGATTTTTAATTTCTTCTTGAGACAAACCTGAAGTATCTTCTTGATTTAAACTTACTCTATCTACATAACCTCTTTTAACCCACAATTCCATTGCAAGTTTTTCATTATTCTGTGCTGCAGCAAGAACTTCTTTCCATTCTCTACTATTTTTATTAGGACAAGTTGCCATTTAACATGTAATTTTTTTAAAAGTTGCTAATTGCTCATCAAATTCTTGTTGAGTTTCTGCAGCTTCTAGATTATTAATAATTTGTTCTAAGTTATATCCTCTTAAGCCAAAATCAATTTGCCAATATTCTGTATCAAAATTAGTTCTGATATCCATTATTTCTGCATCAGCACTTTCTTTATCTAGAGGTGTTGATTGTGGTACTACTTCTGCACCAGAAAGCATACTCATATTTCTTAAAAATGGATCTCCTGTTTGAGTATCAATTAAAGCATATAAATGATTTCCGGTTCTTTGCCATAAATGATCTTCTACAATAAATTGATCAGGTTGAATACCTTCATTTTCATTTAATAAATTAGTATAAGCATTTAAACTTGATTGTATTTCAGGTATATATTCTACGTTTGTTGCAGGAGTTATTGTTACTCTTGTTACATTAGGTTTATCTGTATTTAATTCAAATATATCAGGATATTTTTCAGACAGTGTTTCAAGTATATTTAAATTAGGAATATATATCTCTTTAAGAGTTAGTTGTTGTTCAATAGGACCTCTATTATTAGAACCTTGAATAACATAAAAGGTATCTTTATGTTTTGTTATAATTCCTTGTAATATTGTACGTATAGCAGCTATATCTAAAGCAGGATTAAGTCTTAAAGCATCTTCAAGTTCTTTTATTTTTAAAGGTTTTCTAATACTTCTAAAATATTTAGTAACCTCTCCTTGTGTAGGTATATAAAAATCTTCAGATACCTCTAACTTTTTATTTAATATGTTACCTCTAACAAAAGATTCAGCTAAAAAATCTCCATATCTTTCTTGAAGATCTTTATATTTTGAATTTGATTTATTTATACAAGCCATCTTATAAACATTTTAATGATTCAATATACTCATTTATATTTTTATATGCATGTGGAGCATCAGTATAAAATTCTTGAGCAAGAGTAATTGAAGGTAAATTTGGATTATCTAATTGTTCTTTACTTAAATTATTATAAAAGTTTTCTAATACAGGATCTATAGTATCAAATAAATTTAATTGACCTTTTTTACTAATAGTTTGTTGAGTAGATACAAAGTTTTTAAAACCTTGCATGTCTTCTTTACCTCCAAGTGTATATATATTTTCTGTTTCAAACACTCCATAAGTTGTAGACAAATAAGGATCAACTATATTTTCATATATTACACCATCTCTATTTTCTTTTAATGCTTTTTTAACTTGTCTTCCTGCAACATATTCTGTAGGATTTTTACCTCCTTTATATTTATCAGTAAAAAGAGATTCTTCATAATCATGAATTAAAGGATTCTTTAAATTAAGTAAAACAGGCAATGTTTTTTCTACATACCCTTGTTTTTTCATCTTCTTTTTTGCCTCTATTTCACCTTGTTCTATTGCTTTAAGTGCATCTTTAAAGAATTTTTCTATTACTTTATTATCTACTTCATCTGCAAAAAATCTTGTACCTCCTGGTCCTTTACTAACATCAACAAACTCATATCTTTCATTGTTAGTAAAAATTTTATAATTATCATAACTTGCATTATAAGTATTAAAATCTCCAAATCTATTTTTAATAGATAAATCATTATTCTTAAATCTTGATATATTTTTTAAGAAACTTTCAAATTCATTTTTAGCAGCTACGTGATTATGTAGTGAATTTCCAAAACTTTGAGCACTTCCTTTATTCCAAACAATATTTACTTTTTTTAATTCTTTTCTAAGTAAATCTTTAATTTCCTCCTGAGACTTACCTTTATTTTTAGCAGCTTCAATAAGCTTATTATAATAAGGAATAGACTTAATAAATTTTACTGCTTCATTCTTTCCTTCTCCCATAAGAATATCTCCAAGAGCATCCTTAACTTTCCTAATACGACCTTCTCTACCTTTAAAAGAATAACTTATTGCATTAATTTTATTATCAGTAAAGAAAAAAGCATGAGTTGTATCAGAGTCAACCTCCTCTCCTGTTTTTTTATCTTTAAAAGATCCTAAACCTGTTATATTTCCTCTTTTTTCTTTTGAAAATTCTTCAAAGTCTTCATATGTACCATGATATAAAATATCTTTTACAGTAGTTCCTTTAAGCTTTCCTTTAGTTAATAAGTAATTTATCCATTCAGAATATTGTTCTTGTGTACCTATATTAGCTAGTTCAGGTTTTATTTCAAATACTTCAGATACTCCTTCTTTAACCTTACCAGGTGGTTGAGGAGGTTGTTCTATTTCTAAGAAAATATTTTTAATATCTTCTTTTGTAAATTTAAAAATATTAGACTTAACATCTACATCCATCAATGTTTCCGGATTATAATAAGAAGGATCTACTATTTCTCCATCTCTTGATATAACCATATTATAATCACGTCCTTTGTAATTCAAACTTATTGAATAACTATCTTCATCAATTTTATCATATACTTCATTTACTACTTTAACTTTAGTATTTGGATTTAATCTTAATTCTTCTACTACTTCTGCTAATGCTGTAGGATGCATACCTTCACCTCTTGCTGCTAATTTACCTGCATATAATAAAATAGCACCATCTAATTTACCTTGATTAATTTGATCAAGTATCCATTCTCTTTGTTCATAGTTTAAATCAGCTAAAGGATATTCATCATTTGACACAAAATCAGTATATCCTTTTTTACTAGAACCTAAATATATTTCATCATTTCCAATATTAATAAATGCATCATACCCATAAGGTTTAGACATTATGGATATGTCTGGTATATAATAATACTGACCATCTATTGCAAACATGCCTTTTCTAGTTGGTTTACCTCCTGCAGAAAGTATAATTTTTTTTAAAAATTCTTTTGGATCTAAACCAAAGTCTTTAGTTGTAGCTAAATTATCTTCATTAAGCCAAGCTTTATAAGCTTCAACTGCAGCACCAATACTATTTACTTTTACTGTATCTCCATACCCAGCTTCACTAAATGGATTTCCAAAATGTTCTTCAGATTTAGCATCTGAAGTTCTCATAGTATTAACTCCTTCTGCTGTATATACAGGTCTAGATTCCAAATCTCCTTTCCACTCTTTTGATAAATTTATTGTAGGTTTAACCTTAGAAGTTGATTGAGTAGGAATTAAAGGAAGATTTCGTCTTAATAATTCAATTTCTATTTCATTTAAAATTGCAGTTCCTTGATTATTATCACTCATTGCATTATCAAAAACTTTATTCACTATAGCATCCTTATATCTTCTATATAATTCTTCATCAGTAAGATTAGATAACTTATTTAAATCCTTTAATTTTACTGCTTCTATTGAACCTAAAAAGTTTCCAGGACTTGTCAATAATTGTTTATATGTAGAAGTATCTAATATAGAATCAGCAATAAAATTAAATAGAGTATTTCTTTTTGACATTTCTTTTTTAAAATCTGATAATGGCATTTTAGAAAGATCTTTAAAAACAGATTTTTGAAATTGTATTGTTGGTATTTTTAATACATCAACAAAAGTATTTGGATTTAAGGCTTTGATAAAATTTAAACCTGATTTACCCGTACCTTGCTGATATATAGCCATTAGTGAAAAGTTTTTAAATAAATCACTAATCATAGCATCTTTAATTGGATTATCAGAAACAATTCTCATTATAGGATCTCCTAGTTGTTTTAATTGTTTAGAATAATCTAAAGCTATATCATTATCAATTAATGTTTTATTATCTAACTCTAAAAGTTGATATCCTTTTGAAGCCATATAGAAAGATGGTTTTAAATGCTGTAAAACAGGAAAGTTTTGAACTATTGTTTTATTACTAGGATCTTCTATAAACTCCATAATATCTTTAGTATATGAATATTTAATTGATCCAAATCCGGCATCACCTTTTATATAACCAACATTAAATGAAGTTGCTAAAGCTCTTTTAGAAATTCTTTCTTCAAAACCAGACTTATCTTTATGTTCTTTATATACCTCTCTAAAATATTCTCTTTCAATTATATATCTTATATATGATTCTTCTGTAGGAAAAGGGCTATTATCAAAAGTATCTTTTCCTGAAACATCATTTCCTGTAAAAAATAATCCTTTTTTATAATCAGTTTTAATTTGATCAAGATCTATATTTACAGTTTTATTATTAAAAACTACAACACTGTCACCAAGAAGTTTCTTTTTATTTACTTTTCTTTTTCTAATTTCTTCAGGTAATGTTACAGGTAATCCTGTTTTATTATCAACATAATTGGATAAAATATTTTGATAAATATAATCTATTACACCATTATTAAAAGCATTAGCATATTTTTCTCTAGCTTCTATTCTATTACCTTCATACCTTAAATTAATATTATGTCTATTATTAAAATAAGTTATTCCAAGCATTTCAGATAAACCTTTATTTAATCTCAATGCAAACTGTGGACCTACAATATCTATAAAGATTTTAGTTTTATACATAGAAGAAACTATAGAATCATTTAAGTAGTTATCAAGAGTCTCTTTGTCAATTCTACTATCAGCATATAAACTTTTAATAAAATTTTTTCTTTCTACAACTCCCTCAATATTTAAAAGAAGTCCTGTATCTGGATTAAAGTTCATCTCAAAGTTTTCCATACCTTGTGATTGTCTTTCTACATTTAAAAATTCAAATAAAAGAGCAACTTGTTCTAAATCAGCTTGAGGAGTTCTTAATTCTTCACCTGTAGGAATATTTTGAGCATAAGTCTTAT